GACCACAGGATCCTATTGGTGGTGGTTTGTTATCAGGATCACAAAACAGACCTCTTTTGGGTGGTGGTAAAGGTGGTCTTACTAAATTAAATGAAAAAAGGATTGTAGTAGGTAAGAATCCTACTAACATTGATGAGAAAGAAAATAATTACAATAATACAACAGATCCAGATGCACCAAGGTCTAGAAAGGGTGGTACTTTTATCAATATGGCTGGTGGTGGACCATTAAGTGCTGATAATTTCTTCTTAAAAGCAACTAGTGGTGTTGGTGATTCTGGAGAATATCTAACAAAATCACAGAGAGTTGCTGATTTCCAGAAATCTCGTGGTATGCGAGATTCTTCTGATTCTGGTGCAGACATTGTTGCTGCAATGAATAGGAATACAGCAGCGATTGTTAATTTAATAGAAGTTACTGGAGATCAGATAAAGAATGATACTAATCTATCTCAAGAGTCTATACAAGCACAAGAAACTCTTTTAAATCGTCAATTAGCAAGACAAGAAGAAAAATCATTAGAGGGAAAAAATAATTTATCTGGTTTCTTAGGAACAACAGACTTTAAACCTGAAAAATCCCAAGGTGGTGGACCTGGACTGCTTGGTGGTGGATTAAACCTCTTGGGTACTGGTTTAGACTTAATGAATCTTCGCCGTCCTAATATAACTGGAAATAGAACTAGAAGAATAAGAAATCCATTCAAGAGATTTAACAGACCTAATGTTAAACCTAATGTTAGAAATATTAAACCTAATATTAAAAATATTAGACCTAAAGGTAAATTTGGTCTAAAACTGCCCAAATTACCAAACCTTAAACCTAAAGGTTTTAAACTGCCCCAGATGCCAAAGGGATTGTCATTACCGAAAGGATTTAAACCACCTAAAGGTTTGTTGAACATGGGCAAAGGAAATGCCGTTGTTAATACACTATTTGCTGGCATGGAGTTTGCTGGTAGAAAATCAGAAGGTCAGACTAATTTACAAGCAGGTATAGGTACTGGTGGATCTGTTGCTGGTGGTCTTGGTGGTGCTGCACTTGGAGCAAAGGGTGGTGCAGCTGCTGGTGCTGCTATTGGTGCTTTGTTTGGTGGAGTTGGTGCAGTACCTGGTGCTGCTATTGGTGGTATCCTTGGTGGATTACTTGGTGGTTTTGGTGGAGCAACTCTAGGTGGTGGTATTGCTGATAGTGCAACTGGTGCTAATAAAGAAAATGGTGGTGGATGGTTTGGTGGTTTATTTGGCGGTAAGAAAGATGTTGCTGAAACTAGTAACGATGGTGGATTAACAGAGACTGCATTTGCTGGAGAGTCTAAAACTGAGAATGACCCTAAAGTTGATGCATTGACGAAGGTTATCGAAAAAAGCACTAGTGCTAGTAGTATAAAAGAAACTCTTAAGATGGGTGAAGGACCAAGTAAAGAGTTTATAGAGAAAACTAAAGATACACAGATTAAGAAACTACAGTTCCTTCAAAAGAGAGCTGCCTCTCCAGAAGCTAAAGCAGAATATCAAAAACAAATAGATGATCTTAAGGCAGGTGGAGATGGTAGAACAAATATCACTAATAATAGTTCCAGCAAAGCATCAACCACTATTACTGATATGGGAAATATTTCCAATGTATCTTCCAATTCTTCTACTCCATTCATGGCAACATCTGCAACACCAGATAATTCAAATCAGGTACTTGCGTCATCTGCATCAGTTTCTATGAATGAAAGACAAGGTTCTGGTGGTAATACTGTTGTTAATAATTACTATAGTGGTGGTGGAGAACAACAAGGTGTCAATCCTAATGGGGTTAGTGCTGGAATTAGTATGAGTGGTACTGGAGCAGAAATGTATAACACCATGAAAATCGCAACCTTATGACAAAAGAATTCCAAAATATTACTGATTTTTCTCTTAGAAGTGTTTCCATTACTTCTGTTGGTAGTAATAATGCATATGAGATTAAACAGATGGTTAATACATTCTCTTATGTTGAGAGTTTAAATAGTCCATTTGTTGCTGCTACACTTACTATTGCTGATAGTGCTGGATTATTGAACGATCTACCTATTCAAGGTGGAGAGACTGTTAGAGTCATTGTTGAGACTAGTTCTTCTGATGATCCAGTTGTATATGATCTAATAGTATGGAAGATTGGTAATCGTTATGCTAAGAATCAAACTCAAGCATATACTTTGGGTTTGATTTCAGAAGAAGCATTGAATAATGAATATACTAGATTGGTTAAACCCTTAAACGGAACTGGTGATTCTATCATTATAGAAATGTTAAATGAGTTGGGTACTAAAAAAGAAATATTCTCTGAACCAACAGAATTCAAATTTAAGTTCCTTCCTAATAATAGAAGACCTTTTGATATTGCCTCTACTATTTCAGTTAAATCTATTGCAAAAGGTGGAAAGACAAATAGTAAGACTAAATCTAAGAATGAAAGACAAAAGGTTACTGGTAGTGCTGGATTCTTCTTTTATGAGACTAAGAGAGGATATAATTTCTTCTCAGTAGACAAATTACTATCAAAGAATGATCAGGAAACTTGGGGAGAATATATTGAGAAACCAGCAAATCAGTCTGATGGTGCTGATGATAGGTTTACTATATCACAGGCAGTATTTAAGTCTGAAGTAGATGTCATGAAATCATTAAGGAAAGGTAAATATTCTTCTTTGATAGTATTCTTCAATCATGCTACTGGACAATATCACGAATTCATGTATAGTCTAGAGGATGCTTATAAAGGCATGTCTCACCTAGGATCTCAAAATACACCATCAGTCATTAAAACAGCAGATGCTGACAGAACGGTGTCTGACTACCCAACTCGGATTATATCTAGTATACTGGATCATGAATCGTGGTACAATGATCCCGATATTGCATCATACGATGAAGAAGACGGAGCAGAAAATCCAAGTGAATTTTGTGACTTTCACAAACACTATGCTGCTCAGTCTCTTATGCGTTATGAATTGCTTAAGAATCAGTTAGCTGAAATTGTAATTCCTGGTAATTCAGGAATATGTGCAGGTGATAAGATTAATATCAAACTTGTCAATAAAGTACCAACAGTACAAGCGAGCGGTGAACCATATGATCAAGAAAGTAGTGGAGTCTACTTGATTGAGGAAGTCACACATACTTACAATTCTACTGAATCTACCAATGGAAGGTTCGTGACTACACTAAGGTTAATGAGAGATTCTTACGGTGACATAGATTCCAACCACGGCACTAAATAAAAACAGAGGTAACTATCTACTATGAAAAGCATAGAAGACCACATACAAAAAGACCAAGAGATCTTACAAGATCCTACAACTAATCCACAGATGCGTCGTCATATTGAAGGCGAATTGCATGACTTAGAAGAGTATGTTTCTCATCATGCATCAGAAATCAAAGCAGGAGATCATCACGACCCTAACACAATAGAACTCTGGTGTGACCAGCATCCAGACGAGCCTGAGTGCTTAGTCTATGATGATTAATTAATATGGATCAGGTATTATCAAATTTAATACCTTCCCAAAGGATTGGACAAGATGGTTTCCAATGGTGGGTCGGTCAAATTGAAGGAACCGCTTCTGATGAAGAGAACAACAAAGGCGGTTACAGGTTCAAGGTAAGGATTGTTGGGGATCATCCTGGCAATCCTGAAATCCTTGGGACTGATGATTTGCCATGGTCAACTGTGATGATGCCTGTTACAGCACCATTTATTCCTGGTAATTGTGGTGGAGCACACCCACAACTAGAGATTGGTTGTTGGGTGATGGGGTTCTATATTGATACTGAGAAACAAAAACCCATTATCATGGGTTCTATTGGTCAAACACCTGGTGCAACTAAAGTCTTTGTAGAAAGGACACCAGAAACAAAACCGTTTACTACAGCAGTCGGACAACTTAATATACAGAAGGTTGGTATACCACTTCAAAAAGGAACAGATAAGAACACTGCTACTGGTGGATTATCTGATGGAACAAAAGATGGAGACGGTAATGAGAGAGTAGGAGTACCACCAGCAAAAATTGCACCATTGAAGAATGGTCTACCACAATCAGAGGATTGGTGTCAAGGTAAAGCAGAGAAATGTGATGAGAATGATATGATGTCATCGATGACAAATATCATGGGAGAATTTCTTGCTGCAGTACAAGCTAATGATGGTAATGTTGGAACTTATATTGTTAATCAAGCAACTGGTGAGTTCTATGATAGTATTAGCTTAGCGAGAGGTTATGTTAATAAATCAATGACTGTTGTTAATGAGTTTGTTGCTAGGGTAAAGGGGTTTGTTATTGAGAGTATTAGTAAAGCAGTAAAGAACCTCATCAAAGCATTATTACACCCTTCAGATACTGGTAATGCATTGACACCTGTTACTGAGTTCTTCAATAATATGCTTAAGCAACTGGGTTGTTCTATTGCTGATCTTGGTGACAGATTGGAAGCATGGTTAACTAACGTTTTAATGAGTCTAATCCAACAGGTCTATCAGTCTGTTGCATGTCAGGTTGATGCATTAGTTAATGGCATCATGTCTAAGATCAATTCATTGATGACTGAATTACTAAATTCAGTTTTAGGTCCATTACAATCTATTCTAGGTGCAATTGCTGCACCTTTAGATGTTCTTGGTGGAGCAATTAATCGTATTTTAAGTCTTTTGGGAATTACTTGCTCAGGACCAGACAGATCATGTAGTGATACTAAACAGGTTTGTACTAATGGAGGATCAACACCAAAAGAGGAAGGTGACTTCTTAGATAATCTACTTGATAGTATTGATAATTTATTCCCATCAACAGGTGCTGATTATACTCAGTATGTTTGTGGTGATGCATTCAAAGGTAAGAGTTTAAGTATCACAACTGTAGGATTTACTGGTGGTGTTCCTAAGTTTGGATCATATACTGGTACTATTCCAGAACCAAAAACACCAGAGGCTGGTGAGAATAAAGGTGTTAAGCAAGATAAAAGAATTGTATATGATATTGATGACGTAACTGTAAATGAAGGTGATATTGCACGTTTTAGGGTAACTCGTAGTGGATATAGAGAAATAGCATCGTCAGTTACGATTAAGACTTTAAAATATAGGGGAACTGCTGAAGAGAATACTGATTATCTTCCTGTTGATGATATTGTTGGATTCGCACCAGGTGAAATGTTTAAGGATATTCAAGTAAGAACTCTTACATCAGTTGAGCGTGAAGAAGATGAAGAGTTTATGGTTCTTATTAGAAAGAACACACCAATGGAAGGTTCTGACGTTCAGACAAGAT